CTTTTGATTCTACAATGTAGCTGCGTTTTTCAGCATTTGCACATAATTGCGCAAGTTCTACGTTTTTTTCATAACTGTTTACTCTAATTTTGTCATCTTTACAAGCCATAATTTTTATTTATTTGGTTAATAATTTTGTTCTTAATGTTTTCTGTAAATCGGGTAAAACCATTTCACGGCTCACCCTTCTGCGTAAATCGGGAATAAGTCCGAAAATATCTTTACCATATTTTTTTACTAATTCGCTTCGTTTTTCATCTTTTGCATCTATTATAAGTTTATCGTTTTTTAGTTCAGCATAAAATGATTTGTGAAAAGCTCCAGTATCTTCAAGCGTAACCCTGTCTATTGGTTGGTTTTTTCGTTTCTTAACTTTAATAGTGAAATCTTTGTAAAACGGCACTATTGGCGAACCTGTCGAAAGTAAACCCATATTGAACTGCTGTTCGTTGGCGTTCATATCGGCATAGGCTTCTGAATTATCGTCAATGACTTTATTAATCACTGAATCATAATCAGCAATCAGCCTTGAAAGTTTGTCCCTAAATTCTTTGAGTGTTGCCATTTTTTAATTGTTTTTAAAAAGGGGGTGCAAATTCACACCCCCCTCCAAACCTAAACTAAACTATGAAAACGAAAACTAAGTAATTGTTATCGCTAAGCTGTTGCCTCCCTTGTAGCCTGATGTTGTCATCGAAGCAGGTGCTTTAAGTCCAAATGTTCCTGTAGCAAGTGCAGAAGTTACAAATGTGTAAGTTCCTGCAACTTCCGTAACACTTGAAACGGTGCCTGAACTTGCTTCGAAATCTGCTGCAACTAATCCGGTTACTGCAAATTCTTTCACGCCTGAACTGTTAATGCCGCAAGTTCCGTAAACTTTAACAACAAGCTCTGTGTCTGTTGGTGTGCCAACAACTTCGAGGGTAACTTCCTCAAGTGCTGCATCTACTACATCCTGAGCCGTGAAATCACACTCAACTACTACGCCTGCATCATCAAATAAAGAACTGTTCTTGTAAGTGATATAAATCGGTGTCGTGTAACCCATAGCCCAATCCACAAGGTTTATATCCATGTTTATTGGAAAGCCTCTGAAATCATCGGAAGCAACTTCACGAACTGCCAAATTACCATTCTCGTCCATTACAATCACTTCCCATTCGGTAGCATCTAATGTGCGAAGTTTAGAAGTTGAGCAAAGCGGTAATAATACATGATTCGTGTCTCTACGAACGGCTGGCATTTTTAGTTTTTTCTCGCCACTTCCATATTCGTGGTACTCCGTTTCCTTGTCGTCCCTGTCAATCTGCACGATTTTAGGCAACGGAATAACTGTCTCGGACTGAATAAGGTCTGTTAATGTTGATAAATCTGCCAAGTCTTCGGGTAAAGTGGCAATTACTGTTCCCTTTTTAACAAGGAACTTATAGTAAAAATCAAGCAGGGTGTTTTCCGTGCATGATTTTTTCCATTGACTAAAACTTGTTGAACATACTGTTGATGCCATAATTTTTTATCTCCTATTTTTTAAATTGTTTAACATTTTGAATAATTGTATTTGATTAATCCTGAAATCATAAATGCATGATAAGGCTGCATATCTGCTTTATGCTGCTTTATTCTAAATTCTGAAACTGCATCAAAGCCACTCACAAGCCTATCTGGTTGAAAGATATGGTTAACGATATTAATAACGTCTGTGTGTGAACGTTCGACCTGTCGGGAATCGTCATCACTGTATATCTTAGATAAATTCACTAAAAAATACATGCTAATATTACACTCCCATTGATTGCCCTTTACAAGCGTTGCCTCATTGTCGGGAATCACAAAACCCACTGCATCGTAATTGTCATCTGTAAGAACTTCCTTATAATCCTTGTTGTTGACAAAGACTTCCGGCACTGATTCACCATTGATTTGATTAACATAAGCACGCCCATAAAATTTGAACTTTTGCGAAGTCCATAAACGTAACTGAACATGATTTTTTAACCGTTCAATCTGTGCATCTATGCCCTTGTAATTGCTCATTATTGCAGTGTTCCTTTCATTATTACGTCATCTTCTACAAACCATTCTCTTAGGCTCTGAACCTCTGCGTTAAGTCTGCGAATGATACCTACCGATTTGCTTAATCCGTCAATTTCTCCACTGTTGCCATTCAATGCTAAGGCTGCCTGTGCTTTCGTGTCTCGCTCAATTGCGTTATCTCTACGAGTGTACATTACTTGCTCTAACATATTGGCTGCAAACTGATAGGCTATTGCTTGTGCGAATCTGTTTTTATTGCTCACGATAATATCTGTAAAGTCTTGAACTGTGCTTATATCGAAATTAAGACCATAATTGTATGATCCATGATTAAGATATTCATAATCCCAAAGACTCTCAGTTGTAACGGCTGCAATCTTCACAGGGTCTATTATTGCATGACTGAAAAACTTATAGGCATCGTCTCTATTATATGCCTGTGCTTCTCCCAATCCTGTATTTAAATAGCCAACATACCAACGCCCTCCAGCATAAGTCCCCGAATAAGGTAAACGCCAATTTAACGAAACTAAGGTATTCGCATCAGATGTTACGCTTATCGTTTTTGTCTGTACAGGTGTTTTAATATTGCTATTGAATAGCAATAATTTAACAGTTGTATCTGCATTGAAATCGAGGCTAACACTATTAATTATAACGCTTATGTTTTTCTGTGCAATCGGTCTAATTTCGAAGCCTACAAAACTATTGTCATTCTCTTGCAGTTTGTCTTTTTTATAAATATCGCAATACAAAGGACTATTTTCCAAAATTCCTGATTCAGTAAAAACATTACCGCAAACCTTAACGGCTGCACTCTTTATTTTTTCTTCCAAGTAATCAGAGAAAGCATCATCCGTAATATCGGCATAAGGTTGAACTTCCCTAATTATATCAATATCACACAACGGATGAATGTCTTGAAAATATAGCCCTGAAGATGAAGCCTGAACTTCATCGCTTAGTATATCATATTCAGGGTTGGGTGAGCTTTGAAAGCCCACCACCCCAAATAATTCGCTTTTTATAATTTCAGAATCAAACATAATTGATTAATAATTAAAATGTGCCGTTCCACTGTTTGAAAAACAACGTACTGATTTGTGTTTCTCCTGTTCCTGTACCTGTGAACAATAGTTTGAAATGACGATAGCCATTCTCGGTTGTGTTCACAATATTAAAGGTAGTGTCAGCAGTTGCACCTGTCCAATTAACGGCACTTCCAACGTTAGCCCATGCACTATGGCTGTTATATCTTCCCTGTAATTGAACTGCTACGTTAGTATGATCGCCTGCAATACTATCAAGCTTTACAGTTACCATTTGAGCAGTTGGGGCAATTTTTGGGGCTATTACGTACCAATATCCGGCGGTTGTGTTCTCAATCGAATATGTCTGTGATGTTAACTCTGTAACGTAATCATTCGAATTGAGTTTTGAAGTAAGAAATTGTGCCTGTAAGCACATTGTAAAACTTACCAAAACTGTTATCAAAAATAGATTTTTCATTGTTTTATCCTTTCTTTTTTATTGGTTAATAATTAAGCAACTTCCTCATCAAGTAAACCAACTTTGAAAATCGGAGCAGCATTTGCCGTTGTCATCGGTGCTTTTACAAATGCAAAGTCTGTTGAAACTTCAACATTAATATTAACATCTTGACGTTCGCTTCCTGCTGATTGATTGTCTGCACCTACTGCAAGTTCATGAACTGCATAAGTGATAGGTAAACCAAATGGGTCAGGAATAGAATAGTATGCTCCACCGTTTCCGAAAGTGTTGCCAAATCCTGTGCGGTTTAATTGTGGAATCCAGTTTAATGCTCCAAATGTTCCAGATGGTAACATGAAGCCCTGACCAGCATAACCACTTCCAGGAGTAATATCCTGTGAGCTAATTATATTTGTGTCATTCAATTGCCATCCTAAGTTAGTTGCATTGCCGTTACCTTGATTAGCCAAGTATTCACCTTGCTGAACGCTGTACTCATCACCAAAAAAGTACATCTGTCCTTTGTAGTATTGCTGACGCATGAACCCTTTTACACGTTGGTAAAAACGAGCTTCATCACTGTTAACCACCTGAAAAATGTAATTAGCAGCATCCCAAGTACCACCTGAAGGAGTTAAGCTGTTTACTACTTGTGATTTGTTGGTGTTTAACCAAGTTGCCACGTATGTTTCAAAATCACGGTGAATAGCCAAGATTGCACTCAAAAACTGTTTGCTTAAAGTTTCAGCTTTGGTGTAAATGTTACCGTCATTTTCTTTTACAGTATATTGAAAATCAGCCGTCTTGGTTATGTAACTAAGTGCTGTTTTCGTGCTTGCATTTCTGCTGCCACTGTGATTGTATGCACGATTTGAACCGGTTGAAATAGCCTGACGATTAATAAGATTAATGTAAGCAGTTTGTCTATCGGTATCTTTTTGATTTGTTGCCCTTTCAAGTTCGCTTCCTGGAACTAAAAAATTTGTATTTTCAAGAAAAGCCGCTAAAATGTTACTGGGTTTTTCCTTAAATTCGGGCATTTCCATTGCTTGCGAAATCTTATAACGCAATACATCTATGAAACTGTCTGTGTAATTTGCCATTGTTTAAATCTCCTATTGATTAAAATTGTTATTAATAATTAATTACTCTCCAACGGCTTCAAGTAAGGTTTTAGCTTCATTAGAATCAGGCATAATTCCGTTCTTTTCCATGTAGGCAAACGCCTCATTTTTAGTCTTGAATTTCTGTCCTGCTCCTCCGCCGTAATTACCATCGCCTCTGCCGTCTTTTTTTACCCATCCATTTTTTACGGCGAAATCTTCTAATATATCCGCTGGCTTGATAGGTCGTTCTAATTTATCCTTTAACACGTTGCCTGATTTGTCCTTAACAAGTATGCTCCCTTCCTCTGATTTGTCAAAGGTAAAGTTACTTTCTGCAAGCATAACAAACTGGTCGGGTTTCAAAACATCCAGTTTAGGAACTTGGCTGATAATTTCATTGCGAATAGTCATCTGTTTAAATTGGCTGTTCATTTGATTAATAGCCGTGTCTTTTTCTGTAATGTCTTTTTCGTACTTTGATTGTAAACTTTCAAGGCTCGTTTGCAGTTCTTTTTCACGTACAGAAGCATCTTTCGATACTGATTTTTTAACTGCATCCACGAGGTTATCAATACTTTTGCCCTCAAAATCGAGCTTATATTTTTCTCTCGCTTCCTTTATTGTCATCTCTGACCCTGCTTGTTTACCCTCGTTGTATTTTTCTTTCCCGATCCGTTCTTTTAACGCTTCTAAATCGGCATCGTTGTAAAAACTTCCTTGTGTTTCTTCAAGGTTAAAATCTGTTTCATTTTCTGCTTTAACGGCAGTAATAAAATCTTCGGGCTTAATTCCTGCCCTTTCAGCTACTTTTTTTAAAATGTCATCTTTAACCATTGTCTCGGTTTGTTTTAATTAATACTTGTTTTTTACTTTTTTTCTTTTGGCTCTGCTTTTGGCTCTGCTTTTAAATTGTCTTCTTTATCTAATTCATAATATAAACCTGTAGCCTCTGCATGAGCGTTGTTAATATCTGCATCATCTTTTGATATGCTTACTTTACGAACATCTTTAATTACGTTCATTTTGTTAGTTTTTCCGTTTGGCAAAAACTCTACTTTCTGTTCAATGTAAATTTGTTGGTTCATTGTTTTTAAAAAAATTAATTAATAATTGGTTGTTCTATATCTTTTTCAATTGGATATTTTTTGTCAAAGTCAGCCCAAAATTTAACAGGCTCAATCTTGATAACGTCTGCAATATCTAACTCTTTTACATACTGCGAAAAGTATTTTTTCCGGTTAGCCATTTCTTTAGATACATAAAAATTATTAACCTCGCTAATCGAGTTATGAGGATATGGCTCTAATCTTAACAGTTTAACGTAATAAGACAATAAACGTTCATTGTTTCTGAACTCACTGTAATAGAATGTTTCCAGTAAATAATCGAGTGTTGTCTCAGGAACTGCACCTGTTTTGGCTTCTTCATAACGTTTTAATAATGAATCAGGTCTTTCAATTATAAACCTACGCCCATAATTTATATTTATAACTATGTTTTTCGCTTGATAAAATGCAGCCAACAATTCAGCGTATATGTTTTCTGTTTCCTCAAAAGCATCTGTAATACTGTCTAACTTGTCATTAACTGGCTGTAAATCAATAAATCGACCTGTCGCCGTTTCTGATTTGTCGCCTATTTTCATTGTTCCCCAAAACGATAATTCAATAGCACTGCGTAAATAATTCAGTTCTGTTCTAAATTCTTCCGAAATCTCAACAGGTGGAGTAACATATCCAGCAACATCAGGCGCAAGTTTTGGCTGATTGTTCTGTGGAGGTTTCAACCCGATTATGTCGCTCACGTCTTTCGTCAACACATATCCAGTTCCGTTGCAGCTTGGGCATGAAATAGGCTTTTCGCTGTTGTCGCTGCGAATAGCTCCAACACCATTGCAAGTTTTACATTTATGTTTACTGCCTATAATCTGCCAATATACCGGGAATCCATGCAAGTATTTAAACACATTCTTGATGCTCATTGTGTCCATATATCGCATAGCTACATCTAAGCCGTCATCAATCATTGAGCCGAACGAATCAAGCGTATAATTTTCAACTGTTCCTATTATTATTGCAGGAACATTGCCGTTAAATTCATTCTTGTAACCATCCTCAATTGGTGTTATTTTCAGGCTGTTTTCCTTGTCTGTTTCAATCGTAAAGAGTATATCTATCGTGCCGTCAACATATCGAAACACATCGTTTTCATCATGCTTCTTATCAGTAAAAAAAACTACCCATTTAACTTGTCTGCCGTCTCTTTCACAGGCCTTAATGCTCTTGACACTCTTAATCGTGGGGTAAGGTTTTTTAGTCTCGGGATTAATTTCTAAAAATATCAATCCGTTTGGATCGGTAAAGAATCGAGTTTTAACAACATCCTTAATGTATCTGCGTAAAGACCGGTATCCATCTACGTTGTTAATGCTGCTTTTTATCTCGTTTTCTTTGTTGCCCTCAATTATTCGGCTTCCACCTGTGGCACTGAAACAAGTGTCAACATCTTTCAGCAATGCAGCATAAAGACCCCTGTTGCTTATTAGCGTATCTTTTCTTAACTGATACTGTTCTTTATTTTCATATCGTTTCAATTCCTTGATGTAATCGCCTGCTTTGCTGCCGTTTATGTGCATTTCACGCAGTTCTGTATCTTTGCGTAGTTTGTCAAATAGGCTATCCAAAACCTTATCATTAAAGGCTTTAGTAATATTCTGAACTGAAATATCGGTTAATTGCATTAGGTCTTTTAAAACGTTTCATACAAAAATAAGTCAAAAACATGATAAAAGTCATAGTTTTATTCAAATTGTTTTCAACAATAAAAACGCAACGAACGGTAATTATTAAAAACTATCGTTCGTTGAAACTCCTTCTCTCTATTGTGAAAAGATGAGCAAAATTAATTATAATACTAAATCGTCGTTGTCCATGCCATTAATAAACGCTGCATATCTCGCAGCATCCCAATAATGATTATACTTATCAACAGGCTCTTCCATTCGGAATCCTTGTATAACTCGATACTGATAGTTTTCTTGTTCACGAATGAAGTTCTTATCTTTAACGATATACAACGGTTTCGATTTTAACAGACCTATTCCAAACTTAATACTGCCTTTTGGTTTTTTTACCGCAATAGTCCGCCATCCTTTGCTAAATATTTCACGAACCATATCAGGGTCTGCACCATCGCAGCCTATTATCTTATCACGGTTAGCATCGCCAATTTTCTGCTGTAACATGCTATCGTATTTGTCTGCACTATCCAAAGGTGCATAAAATAACCCCTGTAAATAAATACCTGTCTTTGTTTCGGCATATTTAACTAATGCAGCAGGGTCGTTTGTATATCCGAAGTCAAGCCCATAATGATAAAATTCAACATCTTCGGGAAACTTATCTATCCAGTTTACGTGCTTGAAAATCTGCCCTTCTGGAGCCATACGTAACCCAAGATTATAAACAGCGTGTAAGTAGTCATCTGCTGTGCCTTGCTTGATATTGTTTTCCGTAGGCTCGTAGCTTAGTAGTTTCTTGCGTTCATTGTCTGCAATGTGTGGGTTGTCTTTCCATGTAGTGTGAAGCGTGTACACGTCATTACGTTTAACAACTTTATCATAAATCCAATGTACGCTTGCTTTCGGGTTATAATCTCCAATCCAAAACTCTTTTCCACGTTGTTCAGTTTGGTCGAAAATGTTTTGTTCGAGGTCTATCATTTCATTGAAGTATGCAACGTGGCAGCCTGCCCCCATGAATCGGCTTTCTTTGTCGGCTCCCATAAAAAATATAGTATTTCCTGCAATGTCGAATTGGCTTACTTCTTTTGCATCAATAAAAGGATTAGGCAACCCCATAGCCGTAAGTCTGTTACTGAAATCGCTATATAACGTGGTCTTGTGGCTTGCGTAAGTTTCACGAATTACGAATATCTGCTTCCGTTTATAAGCATTTTGCAGGCAGTAATAAATTATGAAGTCAACGCTTGATATAGTCTTACCTGATCGGCTGCCACCCTCTAAGATTGCGTGCCATGAGTTTTTAAAGTTGTGGCTTAAATTATGCTTGTAAATCTTAACAAGCAGCTTAAAATTTGGGTTTATATGTCGTTTTACTAAAGCAGTCATTCATTATTTTTGGGGCTTTCGAGTTCCTCGCCGTCTGTAATTTCGTCAACTGGTGGGAATAGCAGGTCGATTTTAGCAGTCATTTCCTTGCCTTTGGTCGTGTGGTCTATATTTGTTCTTTCCGACAATCCATATTCAGCCGACAATAAAAACTTAACTATTGAAGCATTTAATTTGTCAAATGCACCGTATTTTTTTAGTTTAGTTTTCTCAATTTCCCTTGCTTTCTGTAATAGTTGGAAAAATGACGTATATTTTTTACCCAAATATGATAGCAATTTTCCGTATATTTTACCCGGATATTTCGTTTCATCACAAGACAAAAACAAAAAATCATCAAAGAAAATATTTTCTTCCTCAGCTTTCATCCAATTTAGTAAATCGTTACCCAATTCTAATGCTGCTTAT